AGCCGCCAACAAGGTAAGACTCATCTAGCGCGCATGGTCATGCTCGGTCATATGTTTTTGTTCGACTCCCCTAACGTGCTTATTATGAGCTCTAATAGATCGATGGCCTTAGACACCTTTAGGCAGGTTGCTTATGCAATCGAGAATAATGACGGGATGCGTAAACAGGTTAAACAGATCCGGTATGCCAACGGCACCGAGTCCATAGAGTTAAAAAACGGCAACCGATTAGATGTTGTAGCTGCTACCCGTGACGGCAGCCGCGGCCGTACCGCCTCGCTGTTGTATATCGATGAGATCCGAGAGATTAGCGAGGAAGGCTTTAGAGCCGCTACGCCTACGACTCGCGCTAAGCCCAATGCTCAAACACTCTTAACCTCTAATGCCGGAGACAGCTTTAGCACCGTACTTAATGACCTACGGGAAAGAGCTATGAGTTTTCCGCCTAAGACTTTTGGCTTTTACGAGTACTCAGCTCCCCAATTTGCCAAGATAACAGATCGTAATGCGTGGGCTATGGCTAACCCGGCGCTGGGCTATACAGTCACAGAGGAAGCGTTAGAGGAAGCCGTAGCGACTCAACCTATTGAGACTACAAAAACCGAATTATTGTGCCAATGGATAAGCTCGACCCAATCACCTTGGCCGCATATGGCCGTAGAGGATGCAGCCGATAAAGATCTAAAAATGTCGGTAGGGCCGCTTACTATTTTTGCTTTTGACGTTAGCCCTAGTCGTAGAGACGGCTCGTTATGTATGGGACAAGTTCTCGAGGATGGACGTATAGGCGTTGCAGTCTTAGAGATCTTTCATAGTGACGTTTCTATTGACGAGATGTTTGTAGCGAACGCGATCGCTAAATGGGCCAAGATTTACTATCCGCGCCAAGTGGCCTACGACAAATATACGACCGCCTCTATTGCTAAACGCCTTGAGGCTAACGGGATACAAGTTACAGATATCTCAGGGCAAAAGGGTTATCAGGCATCCGGTGATCTATACGAGGCCCTAGCAAATAAGCGCCTAGTACATAGTGGGCAAGATGAGCTCGTAGCGCATATGGCTAATTGTGCAGCTAAGGAGTCCGACTCGTCGTGGCGTATCGTCCGGCGTAAGTCAGCTGGACCGGTAGATATAGCTATAAATCTCAGTTTTATCGTCCATATTCTTACTCAACCTATGGGTGAGGCTAAAGTTTACAGTTAGAGACACGCCGAGAGAGATCTGATTTTGTGCTTGACTTTTGGAGAAAATCCCTCTTATGGGATTACTCCAAACTCTAGGTTTCAAGTCAGCGGAAAAGCCGACTATAGAAGCTCAGTACGCACCTGCCGTAATGAGCACTACTTATGGTTATGGCTCTTACAACACCGGTTCTACATATGGATACAACACAAGCGGTATAGATCGTAACTTTGCTTTACAGGTTGCATCTGTATCTCGTTGTCGTAATTTAATTGCCGGAGTTATATCAAGTATTGACTTATCACTATATAAAAAATCAACAGGAGAAAAATTAGGCTCTCCTATTTGGTTAGAGCAACCTGATTTACGTCAGCCTCGCAGCGTTACTATTTCTGCAACTGTTGATAGTTTAATATTTTACGGATGCGCTTACTGGCGTGTTACATCTTTGTATGCAGATGATGGTCGTCCTAGTGGATTTGAGTGGGTATCTAATAGCCGCGTTACATACACTACTAACAAGTTTGGTACAGAGATCGAGGATTATTTTGTCGATGGTATTAAAGTACCAATGGGCGGTATCGGATCTCTTGTAACTTTTCAAGGTTTAACGCCAGGAGTATTAGATACAGCTGGTACAACTATTAAAGCCGCTTTTGATATACAAAAAGCTGCAGCCGTAAGTGCTAATACACCAATGGCTACAACAGTATTAAAAAATAACGGCGCGGATCTGCCTGAGTCACAAGTACAAGGATTACTAGCTGCATGGAAATCGAGCAGAGCCTCACGTAGTACGGCGTATTTAACTAGCACTCTCAGCGTAGAAAATATTGGTTTTAGTCCTAAAGATATGATGTATAACGAAGCATCACAGTACTTAGCTACGGAGATCGCTCGCGCTATGAACGTACCGGCTTATTACATCTCTGCCGATATGAATAACAGCATGACATACCAAAATATTATCGACGGTCGTAGAGAATTTATGGCGTACTCATTACAGCCATACATATGCGCTATCGAGGATCGCCTCTCAATGAACGACATAACTAACTCTGCAAATCAAGTGCGTTTTGCTGTCGATGACTCTTTCTTACGCGTCGATGCTATGGAGCGTTTAGATATTATTGAAAAGATGCTTGCCTTAGATTTAATAGATGTAAATCAAGCCCGACAAATGGAGCAACTGACACCGCTAGGAGATACAAGTGCTACTAACGTTTAGCCAAGAAATACAGGCCGCCGATACAGAGCGCCGCATCGTCTCAGGGCTTATCGCTCCGTACGGTGAAGTCGGATATACATCCGCTGGCGCTGTTGTGTTTGAGCGAGGATCTATCGCGATCCCGGAGGCAACAAAGATTAAGTTACTAATGCAGCACCAACAGGATAAGCCTGTAGGTCGCGCGATCTCGTTTAGTGACTCTACAGAGGGCGTATACGGATCCTTTAAGTTATCGAGCAGCACTCGAGGACAAGATGCGCTCGTATTAGCTCAGGAAAACCTAGTAAGCGGCTTATCCGTAGGGGTCGATGTTACGTCCTCTAAGCCAATGGGTGACTACCTGTTAGTAACGGCGGCGGTCCTCAAAGAGGTAAGCCTCGTAGAGAGTGCGGCCTTTTCAAGCGCATCCGTAACTGATATTGCAGCGGCTCGAGCAGCGCTTGAGGCAGCTACAAGTACAAGCACAAAAACTACAACGATCAACACGACCATTGTAGAAACCGAAACCGAAACCGAAAGCGAGGATGTCATGACGACAGCCCCAGAAACAACGCCGGATATCCCGGCGGAAGCACCGGCCGAGGCTGCCCCTCTAGAGGCATCTCGCCAAATTATCCGTCCATCCGTTTTAGACTCACAGCGAGTACGTACTCCTATTGTTTCGATGGGTGCATATACGGAGCACAAAATTAAAGCAGCACTCGGTAACGAGGACTCGAAGTTATATGTCACAGCTGCAGACGATAGCTTCTCAACTAACCCGGGCTTTAACCCAACTCAGTATCTATCAGAATTTCCAACTAACACACGTTTTGGTACACCATCTATCGACGCTTGCTCTCGCGGTACTTTGCCAGCTAACGGTATGACAATTAACGTACCATCTCTTGTTACATCTGCCGGTGGCGGTAGTGGTGTTGCTCCTGTTGTAACTGTCGAGGCAGAAGCCGGAGCGGTACAAAATACAGGTATGGAGACAGCGTACTTAACTGGAACTGTAGCCAAGTACTCCGGTATGAATACGATCAGCATCGAACTTTTGGAGCGCGGATACGGAGATGGTAACTTCTTTAGCGAACTTACTAATCAACTACAAAACGCTTACCTTAAGACACTAGATACAACTGTAAACGCTGCACTTATTACAGCTGGAACTGTTGCTACAACAGCTCAGGCCGCTACATCTGCAGGCATTATCGGTTACGCATCTGAAGCTGCTCGTCTTGTATATGAGGCAACTGGCTATTTTGCTAATAACTACATCGCTAACGGCGCACAATGGCAACTATTAACCGGCGCCGTGGATACAACTGGGCGACCAATTTATTCAAGTTCTCAGCCTATGAACGCTGGCGGTCTAGTACAGCCCGGCTCGATCCGCGGTAACGTACTCGGCTTAGATCTCTATGTAGACAAAAACTTCGCAGCTACTACAGTCGTAGACGACTCAGCAATTATCTTGGCTCCTGAGGCCTTTACTGTTTATCAGTCACCACAGGCATACATGTCTGTAAACGTTGTATCGAACCTACAGGTACAGGTAGCGATCTATGGCTACATGGCAACTATCGCCAAAATGCCTAAGGGAATTATTCGCTACAACTTCACCTAAGCAATAACCCTAATAGTCGGTAGGGCTCTTAGCCCTTTGAGCCCTACCGGCCCTATTAAGTAAAGGAGTGGACAAGTGCCAGCTACATACGTCACCGAGGCAGAGCTAAGAGCTAACCTTGGGATCGAAAATCTGTATAGCTCAGATATCGTGGAAACGTGCTGTCAGTCTGCCCAAGATCTACTTAATCAGTTTTTATGGTTTGACTCTGCACCTGTTGTAGGTACGGCTCTACAAAATAACGTAGCTACAGTTATGGTTGCTAACCCTGCAATCTTTACTACGGGCGACTCTGTAACCTTGAGTGGATGCGGCTCAACCTTTAACGGCACCTACACGATCACCGGGACGATCCCATGGACAGCCGGAACAGCTACGCAATTCCCATCTATAGCCTTTAATGCTTATGCTTTTAATTATCCTAACGGATACAGCTTTATCCAATTTACTAAGGTAGCGGCTAACACTAATTTTAATCGCGTACTCCCCTATGGCTCAGTTGTAGGAGCAGACACCAAGACAAACACCTACGCTACTACCCCGGCCGTACGTGAAGCCGCGATGATCCTAGCCGTAGATATTTTTCAAGCTCGACAAGTCTCACAAACGGGCGGCGTAAGTATCGATGGATTTAGCCCAAGCCCTTACCGTATGGGTAACTCCATGATAGGCAAGATCCGAGGCTTAATAGCCGGGTACACAAACCCTAATACGATGGTCGGCTAATGACGGCAGCGATTACAACGCTAAGAGCCTCACTAGCTGCCGCTCTTGCATACCCGGCGCTTTACAACGTGTACGCCTATCCGCCAAGCACCATCACGGCCAACAGCGTAATGATCGTACCTAACGATCCGTACATCACGCCTACAAATAATACGAATATCGGCATCTCACCGATGGCCAACTTTAAGATTATTTTTAATGTACCGATGCTAGATAACGCCGGGAACTTACAAGGTATCGAAACCGTAGCGGTTGCTGTATTTGGAAAGTTAGCGGCCTCTACGATCGTAATGAATATTGCAGCTATGAGCGCTCCGACCGTGCTAGAGGCACAAAGCGGCACACTCTTAACCGCATCTTTTGACGTCCAAATACTAACGAGCTGGAGTTAAGCATGAGCCTAACCGATGAGGATATTGCCTTCTTAATCAAGATAGGGCAGATCACAGAAGCACCAAAAAAAGAAGCAAAAACAAAAGACACAACTACAGATAAAACCGAGGAGTAACAAATGGCAGTTTATTTATCCAATGGTGTCGTGGTCACGCTGAACTCAGTAGCACTATCAGATCACGTTACTAGCGCAACAATTAACCGCAGCTTTGACGAGCTAGAAGTAACAGCTATGGGCGATACAGCTCATAAGTTTGTTAAGGGTTTAGAGGCAAGCACTATCACGCTTGACTTCTTATCCGACACAGCTGCAGCTAACGTCAATGCGACACTTCAAGCTGCATGGGGTACAACTGTAGCGCTGACTCTTAAGCAAACAAGCGCAGCGGTATCTGCAACTAACCCTTTATACAGCACAACAATCTTGGTAAACAACACTACAGATATTAACGGCGCTGTATCAGATATCGCTACTCAGTCAATCACTTTTACCTGCAACTCTGCAATCGTAATTACTACTAGCTGATAAAAAAGAAAAGGGGCTAACAAATGGCACGACTCAAAATAACAAGGGCAAGCGGTGAGGTATCGGAGCATCAGATAACTCCACGTATCGAGTACGCCTTTGAGTTATACGCAAAAGCTGGGTTTCACAAGGTTTTTAGAGATCTAGAGCGGCAAACGGATGTCTACTGGTTAGCGTGGGAGTGCTTACGCACAAGCGGCGAAACCGTACCGATGTTTGGGGCAGAATTTTTAGATACCTTGGCTAAGGTCGAGGTACTGGACGATCTGCCTTTAGCTTAGGGCGCGACACCGTAACCTATTTGGTAGCACAACTATCAGTACGGTTACAGGTCGCGCCTCAAGCGATACTCGATCTGGATACAGAGATGTTTAAGATGTTAGTTAAAGTGCTTAACGATCAGAGCAAGGAGGTTAGCGATGCCAACAGAAATAAAAGGCGCCGTTGAGCTCCGGCTTGCTCTCAAAAAGTTTGCTCCGGATCTAAGTAAGGAAACACAAAAGGAGATGGCGGTAGCCTTAAAAAGCGTAACTGTCGTTGCTAAAGGCTTTGTGCCCTCTGATAGTCAAGTGCTCTCGGGCTGGTCTAAGCCAATATCCTCGGAGGCTTTAAATTACCGTCCCTTTCCTAAATTTAGCTCCTTTGAGGCTAAGCGCGGTATCGGATATAAAACGACCCCATCTAAACCTAATCGCTCGGGCTTTGTTGCTTTAGCACGACTTATTAACGCATCTCCATCCGGCTCAATCTATGAGACTTCAGGCCGTAAAAATCCTCAAGGTCGCCCACAAGCTAAAACCGTAACAGGCACAAACCCTAATCCAAAATATGCTGCTTACTACGGTAAAAAATTTAAAAGTCCTAATAAGGGCGAAGGCCGTAGTTTCAATCCTAACGCTGGCCAACAGTTTATAGATGCCCTTAACTCCATAGGAAAACTAGCTAATGCTCGGCCTGTTGGCTTACAAGGAAGGCCTAGCCGTAAACAGACTGGCCGCTTAATCTTTAGAGCTTGGGCCGAGGATAACGGTAAGGCTAACGAGGCAGTTATTAGAGCTATAGAAAACTCGGCTATTAAGTTTGACGAGACTATGAAAAAGGCTAGCTAATGGCATCCGACATAGTTATCAATATAGCCAGTCAATTTACGGGTAAGAAGGCATTTAAACAGGCTGACTCGGCTACGCAAAAACTATCTAACAGCGTAAAGAAATTAGCCGGGGCTATAGGCCTTGCCTACGGCACTACCGCCGTTATCGCTTTTGGTAAAGCATCTGTCAGGGCTGCAGCTGCAGATCAAAAGGCGCAGCAACAGTTAGCGCTAGCTCTAAAAAACGTAGGCCTTGGCCGTGATGCTGCATCTAGTGAGGCGTACTTACAGCGCCTACAGTCTGAGTTTGGTGTAATCGATGACAAGCTACGCCCTGCCTATCAGACACTAGCGGTAGCAACTCGCGACACAGAGCAATCTCAAAAACTACTTAACCTTGCACTAGATATTAGCGCCTCAACTGGCAAGGAATTATCTAGCGTGACGGCCGCCTTGAGTAAGGCCTTCCTTGGTAATAATACGGCGCTATCTAAACTAGGCGTAGGTATCTCTAAAGCAGATCTCAAGGCTAAATCTTTTGACGATGTAGTGGGCCAACTTAGTACGACGTTTGCCGGATCTGCAACAGCGGCAGCTAATACCTTTCAAGGCTCAATCGATAAATTAGGCGTAGCATCCGCTAACGTCAAAGAGATTATCGGTACTGGTCTTATCGATGCATTAAAAAATTTAGGCCAGGACACAAGCATTTCAGAGCTTGCTACGAATATGGAAAAGACGGCTCTTTACTTAGCCGATGTTATTCGCGGCGTAGGAGTCTTGTCTAGCAAGTTAAAAGATATCCCGGTGCTTGGCAACTTAAACGTAGGCATGATCCCTATCGTGGGCTCCTATATTGAATTGTTACGTAATGCTGGCAGAAAAACAGCCGATCTAGCCTCATCCGATAACGCGCATCTAAAATCGCTGCAGAATTCTTTTAAAATTACTACAAAGACTGTAGCTGCATCTAAGGCTTTGACTAAGGAAAGTGCAGCGCAACTCAAAGCCGCTAGATTAAAAAATGCTACAGACAAGGCTAACGCTGCCCTAGGCGCTGGGGCCGATATTTTTGATATGGATCAGATACAGATCGCTGCGGCGCTTGCTAGTCAGGCAGAACAGTTAGGCAAGGCCACTAGCTCAGCTCAGATGTTGGCAATCGCTAACGATGTAGCACGCCTTAACGTTAAGCGCTCTATGTACGAACTCGAGCAAGCGATAGCCGCTGGGGATGTAGTAGCGATCGAGTCAGCTACGGCCAAACTTAATGCAGACATAAAAATACTAAACGCTCTTACAGGTCAGAGTGCAAAACTCACAGACATACAAACTATTCTAAATAGTCTTAAGCCAAAAGAATTGATCGATCAAGCTAACCTAGATGCGGCTTTAGCAAAAATTAGAGAGATGTTAGCGTTATTAGCTTTGGCTAATGGCAAAAGCACAGCCCCGATACCAAGTAGCGGATCCCTAGGCTCCGGAATACCTATAGGCGATTACATCAAGCCTGTTAGCATGACAGATGCTTTAGCGGCTTCTCCCGATGCTTTAATGGAATATGCAGCCGCTGCTACAGAGCGAGCTAATGCTTTTGCCCTATTACAGGAGCAACAAAACTATGCAGACTATTTATCGCTTGTTGAGTACCAAAAAAAGCTGGGAGACTTTGGCGGATATAGCCCTAATATGAACTCAGGCCGGGGCTACAGCAGCGGCGGTGAAGTTGTCGTTACTATCGTTGACAACACCAGTGGCCTTATACAAGTAGTACAGGACGCAGTTATACAGAACAACCGCTACGGCAATAACCTAACCTTTGCAGGAGCGTTACCAGTATGACAGTCCCAGTAATTAACGCCGTTATTAACTTTAGTACTGGGCCTAGTTTTGCTCAGGCTATGATCTTAGACAGCGGCATACTAGGCACCAATATTTTGGCTGATAGTGCCTCGGTAATTGTTGATGTTTCCAACGTAGTTGACAGCATACAAACTATGCGCGGGCGAAACCCACAGGCTGACCAATTCCAAACAGGTAGCCTTACTATGCGTATTGTTGACCAAAACGGAGACTTTAACCCGCAAAACCCTAGCTCACCGTATTACAACCTTTTAACCCCTATGCGTAAGGTGCAGATTACGGCCACTTACGGCGCCGTTACTTATCCAATCTTTGCAGGCTTTATTACAACCTACACAACCACTACGCCTAAAAACGCTAACGATGTTGTTTATACAACCATTACAGCTGTGGATGCTTTTAGGCTTGCACAAAATGCACAAATTAGCACCGTGGCAGGTACCTCAGCTGGCCAGTTAAGCGGGGCAAGAATAAATAACCTACTAGATGCTATTGCCTGGCCTGCCACAATGCGCGATGTTGATGCAGGTTTAACAACTATGCAGGCCGACCCTGGCACGGCTCGTACAAGCCTTGCAGCTATGCAGACAGTAGAAACTAGCGAGTACGGCGCCCTATACGTGGATGCGGCTGGCTCGTTTGTATTTCAGGATAGAGCCGTAACGGCAGGCAGCACAGGTAAAGCCCCTGTTGTATTTAACGATAACGGCACAGGCATAGGTTACTTTGATGCTGTTTGGCGCCTTGATGACACTTTGGTATATAACTCAGCCTCTATTACACGCACAGGCGGCACGGCTCAAACAGCCATAAACCAGCCAAGCATAGACAAATACTTTATCCACAGTTACAACCAGCAAAACCTTTTAATGCAAACAGATGCAGTAGCCCTAGATTATGCACAGGCCTATGTAGCTTCACGCGCTGAAACAAGCATCCGCTGTGATGCAATTAAGTTAGATCTTTATACCGATAATTACACAGCTGGCACTATTGCAGCTTTAGGCCTTGATTACTTTGACCCAGTAACAATAACAACAAATCAGCCAGGCGGGTCAACTCTTACAAAGACTTTGCAGGTGTTTGGCGTTGCTCAAAGCATCACGCCAGGTAGCTGGAAAACAACACTTACAACACTAGAGCCGATCATTGACGGCTTTGTTTTAAACTCAACACTATATGGAGTACTCGACACAGGCGTGTTGAGCTATTAAGGAGAAATAAAATGGCAGCTGGATTAGGTTTTAAAACCTTTACAACTGGCGAGGTACTAACGGCAGCTGATACTAACGGCTACCTTATGCAGGGTATTAACGTGTTTGCTAGCTCAGCTGCTCGTGCTGCCGCAATTACCTCACCACAAGAGGGGCAATATTCTTATTTAAAAGATACTAATGCCCTGGAGTATTATGACGGTGCAGCCTGGGTGGGTGCTCCGGTCGGTGATATCACGGCGGTAAACGCTGGTACTGGTATTAGTGGCGGTGGTGCCTCGGGTGCCGTGACTATCACTAACTCAATGGCTACAGAAATAGCAGCTAAAGGCGATTTAATCGCTGGTACTGGCTCGGCTACTTTTGATAATTTAACCGTTGGCGCAAATAACACGGTGCTTACGGCAGACTCAACAACGGCTACAGGATTAAAATACGCTTACGGCGGTTTAACTCTTATTAGCCGTTCATCGTTCAGCGCCGTAGCAAGTGCAACCTTTGACAGCGTATTTACTTCGACATATAAGACTTACATTGTGAACATTGAAAATGTTTATTCTGCAACTAATACCAACCAATTACAAATGCAAATGCGTTATGGCTCAACAACCGAAACAGGCGCAAGTTATGCAGGCATGAACATAAATGCTATTAGTAGTAGTAGCACAATTACTGGATCAAACATAAATGGCGCAAATCAAATTACATTGACCACGCAAAACATTGGCGGAAATGTTTCAGAAGGCGCTACTGCATCTCTTACAATCCAAAATGTAAGTACGGGCTCTAGTGCTTGCGCTTCGATAAATGGATTTGCGCAATCAAACAGATCTTACCAAGCAAACTTTCTTGGCATTACAACAAATACAGCAAGAAATTACACAGGCTTTTTGTTAAAGGATAGCGGTGGAGCAAACATTACAGGCACAGTTTCAATCTACGGTTACGGAGTCTAATTATGACTATTGAAGTTTATGAGTTCAATGCTGCAACTGGTCAAGAAGTAGTGCGACCTTTATCAGAGCAAGAGGAGGCCGAGTTTATTATTATGGCCGAGAAGTCAAAAGCAGAAAAGGCGGCACAAGATGCCGCTATCGCTAAAGCAAAAACAGATAAAGAGGCCCTGCTAGCAAGGCTAGGCATTACCGCAGACGAGGCTAAATTATTACTTATGAGCGATGAGCCTGTAATAAGTGGAGACTAGTTACAACGGCTACCCGGCATCTAAAGATCCGGATGCTATAAAGATAAAGTCCTACCCTGTAAAGGGTACGGATCGTAAGTTGAGGTGCGCCGAGAGTGTTGGGCCTCTCTTGGCGGCCTTTGCTGCCGAGTTTCACGAGCTCATCGAGCCAATAGATGAGGGTACTTTTGACGACTGGGGCTATGCCTACAGGATGGTTAGAGGTAATCCGACAAAACTATCGTGTCACTCATCCGGTACGGCTATAGATCTTAATGCGACTAAACATCCGCTAGGTAAGTACGACACTTTCCCGGCTGAAAAGGTACCTATGATCCGGGCGCTTGCTAAAAAATACGGCCTCAAGTGGGGCGGCGACTTTAAGACTAGGCCGGACGATATGCACTTTGAGGTAGCAATAACCTCAATAAAGGCACAACAACTAACTACTAAATTAGGGCTAGATGGAGTAATAAATGAGTGACATACAACAAGCTAATATCCCTGCAAGTACAGTAACGCTTTTAGCCTCAGGCGCTAGAACTACAACAGCGGCAGGTACAGCGGTTACAGGTTTTGCAGCCGCACGGCAATTAGTACTACAGCTACAAGTAACGGCGGCTAGTGGTACAGCGCCTACCTTGGATCTTGTCGTGCAAGATACAACGGACGGTACTAACTACAATACGATCGCAACTTTTACACAAAAGACAGCGGCATCACGTGAGGTTATAAGACTTACTACACCGTTTACAGACTCTCTACGAGTCTCCTATGAAATAGGCGGAGTAACCCCATCCTTTACCTTTAACGTTATCGCTTGGGCGGACTCAAATTGAACGCGCAGCTTAAGGCCGCTGGCCTCTCATACCTACGCGCAGCTCTTAGCTGTGTAGGTGCTTTGTACATCTCGGGTATTACTGATCCAAAAGTACTAGCTAACGCTTTTATTGCAGGTCTTATTGGGCCAATTCTTAAGGCCTTGCAGCCAAGTGAAAAGCAATTAGGCATAGGGTCTAAATAATGGAACAGGCTCAGCTCATAGTAGGTATAGGCGTAGGCAGCTGTACCATTTTGGGGCTATGGGCTGGGCTTATCCGTAGGATGGTTAAGTACTACCTATCCGAGCTAAAGCCGGACGGTAATGGTGGCCACAATCTGCACGGCCGAGTAGAGCGAATTGAACAACGTGTGGA